CCGCCGCTGTCCGCCACGCCAAACAGGCTGGCATAGCCCGCGATGCGGATGCCGCTCATGCGCCCTGCCCCTCGATCAGGCCCAATTTGAAGGCGATGGCAAAGATCAGCAGCGCCATCACCGTGCGCACGGCCCAGCCGATCAGCGCCTTCAGCACCGATTTGCGGGCATCGCGCCAGCCCTGCACCAGCTGGCGCAGCTCCACGATGTCGGCGCCGGCATCGCCATCCTTCAGCCCCAGCCGTTCCAGCGCGCGCGTGGCGCCGGCCTGCGCCGCCTCCTCGGCAATCGCCTGCAACGTCAGCCGCGGCGTGCCCGCCGCCTCGGCCTGGGCCAGCAGCCCCTCCAGGATCGTGCTCATGCCCGCACCTCCAGCCCCAAAAGCGCCCGTTTTTCATCGGCATCCAAGAAATCGGCGGCCGCCACCTCGCGCCACAGCCGCGCCCGGTCCTCGGCCAGCGCCGGGATCGCGTCCTTGTCGACGCGCAGCACCAGATCCGGCCACCACCAGCGCAGATGCGCCTCCAGCGCACCCAGCAATCGGGTCAGCAGCGGCAGCAGGGTCAGCCGCCACAGCGCCACATTGGCCTCCCGGTAATTGCTGTAGGTGGCATCACCCTTCAGCCCCAGCAGCAGCGGCGGCACCCCCAGCGCCAGCGCGATGTCCCGCGCCGCCGCCTCGCGCATGCCGCCGAAATCCATCTCGGCCGGCGAAAGGCTCAGCGCCTGCCAGCTCAGCCCGCCTTCCAACAGCAACGGCCGCCCGGCATTGGCGGCCCCGCTGAACATGCGGTCCATCTCGGTGCGCAGCCGCTCAAACTGCTCCGGCGAAAGCGGCGCATTCTCACCATTCTGGTACACCAACGCCCCCGATGGCCGCGCCGCATTGTCCAGCAGTGCGCGGTTCCAGCGGGCAGCGGCATTGTGCACCGCCACAGGGCCGGCCGCGGCGCCCAGGCAACCAGCGCCCAGATGATCATCCAGCGGGTGGAAGCTGCGGATGTGCAGCAGGCCCGGCCCATCATTGCCGGCCGTGGCCGGATAGCGATGCTGGTGCGTGCCCGCGCGATACAGATAGTGGCGCGGCCAGCCTTGCGCATCCACCTCCACGCTCACCCGCTCCGGCCGCAGCGCAAACAGCGCCGCCGGCAGGCCATCGGCCCCGCACACGGCATCCACATAGGCATTGCCGTGCAGCAGCATCTGCCCGGCGAGCACCTCGATCAGCCCCGGCCCCGAAGCACCGTGGCCGCAGCTGGCGAGCAGCGCTGCCGCGGGATGTTCGCACGCCGTCGGCTGCACCCGGATCGGTGCGCCGCCGGCACTTTCCGTCACCATGCGGATCGCCCGCGCCGCCACCGGATTGCCCAGGAAGGCAGCACGCACCTCGGCGGCATAGCCACGCCCGTCGCCGCCATCACCGCTGATCGGGCTGGCCCAATCGGGGATGCGCGGGCCGGGCGGGGTTGCGGCCTTGGTTCGCCAGAACGCCAGTTTCATTGGCATAAACTCCTGAAGATGGTTCAGATTCGCCGCACACCAGGCTCGCTGATGCGATGCGCCAGCAGCAAGGCGGTCAGCCCCCACACCAGGGCATCGGCGCGATCCGGCGATGGGCCCGGCCCGGCGTAGATTCCGTTCAGCAAAAGGCCGCACATCTGGTCTTCCAGCGCCGGAAACACACCGGCGTGATACACGCGGCCTTCGGCATAAAGCCCGGCCACCGGCTCGGCACGGGCGGCCTTGCCCCGGCTGGCGCGCACCGCCTGCACCGGCAGCGCGGCATCCACCGCCTTCAGCACGGCCACCACCATGTCGCCGCCGTTGTTCACTTCGGCCACCACGCGGTCCGCCTGCCAACGGTCCGCCGCCATCACCACGGCGCGGGCCCAGGCTTCCGGACGGGCCGCGGCCACGCTGGCATCATCCAGCACATAGCCGTGGCCATCCGCCCCCAGCGCCACCACCAAGATCCCGCAGGTGCCGCCGCCAGCGGGCGGATCCACCGCCACCACCACACGCACCAGGTGCGGCGGCTGTTGGACCCGCACGCGATCGATGCGCGCCCGCGTCCACAGCGCGCCCTCCAGATCGTTCACTATCTCGCCATCCAGTTCCTGGCGGCCGGTCACTGTGCCGCCAAAGCGGCGCATCAGCCCTTCCACAAACCCATTTGGCAAATTCTCGATATTCTCCGCGGTGCGTCCGCCGCTGTTCACCACGTCGGGCTCGGCAATCAGCTGGCGCAACCAATCCAGTGGCAGCGGCGTGGTCGTCAGCAGCAGGCGCGGCAGGCCTCCCAGCCGTGTCGCCATGCGCAAATTGGTCAGCGCCGCCTCTGCGCGCGGCCAGTGGGCAAATTCATCGCCCCAGCCGATGTGGAACTGCCCGCCGCGCAAACTGTCCGGATCGCCGCCCGAATAGAGCCGCGCCTCGCTGCCATTGCCCCAGGTCAACCGCTTGCGGCTCGGCACCCAATCGATGCGTTCACCAGGCGGCACCCGCGCCAGCAGGCCGGATTCGCCCTCCACCATCACGGCGCGCGCCGCATCCACGGTGGCACCCACCAGCGCGATGCGGCGCGGCGCGGCCGTGGCCTGTTGATGCACCCACAGCGCGCCGGCGTGCGTCTTGCCGAAACCGCGCCCGGCCAGCACCACCCAGATGCGCCAATCGCCGGGCGGCGGCAGCTGCGCCGCGCGCAGGCTGCCCGAACCGGCCAGCGCTGCCATCAGCAGATCTTCGCCATGGCGGGCCTTCACAGCGGCGCGCACATCCGCCGGCAGATTGGCAAAAAGCTCGCGGACAGAGGCCGCCGGCACTGCTTCTGCCATCGCCGTCAGCCCCCACAGGATAGGAAATGCGCCGGCCAATCGCTGGCCGCGCCCACCGCTCAGCCATCAGTTGCTGTGGCCGTTGCCATTCAAATATTTGCCGTTTCCGGGCGTCCGTGCCGGCGCATCGCTGCCATTGGCGGTGGCTTTCGCCGCCTTGGGCTTGCGCGCCGGCTTCGCTGCCCGCGGCGGCACCGCGCCCGAAAGCGCCTGCACATTCTCGCTGGCCAGCCGGCGAATTTCATCGCGCAGGCCTTCCACCGCGGCGCCTTGCAGCGTCTGCCCCTGCACCATCGTGTTGCCTTGCTGGCGGGTCTGCACCAGCGCCAGCGCCAGCTTGGTATCGAGGAACCGCGAGGCCTTGCGGCTGCGTGGGCCACCGGCGCCTTCATCCTCATCCGGCGCGATCAGTTCGGCGATCACGCGGCATTCCACGCACTGCCAGGCAATGCTGATGGCGCGTTCCCAATCGGCGGCGAAGGCCGGATCGGCGTCCTTCAGCCCATAGGCATCAAACAGCGTGCGCCCCACCAGCCGCGCCGCCGCCTGCGGACTGGCCGTATCGGTGAGGCACAGGATGAACTGACGGCGCTGCTCGGTCGGCCAGCGCGTGCGCAAGCGTGCCATGTGTGCGTTCCCCAGGCTGAAACCCCGCCGGTCGGTCTTCACGAGACCCAATCCGCGAGTTGACCTGAGAACTAACCCACAGCGTCACGCTTGTCAAGCATAAATCACCATATAGGTTATATATGTGCAGCCGCCCAACTTTGCGTGCCCCGGCTGATCAATGCGTCGCCGGCCAGCACATCGGCTGGCATCAGATCGGGCAGACCATCCAACATCTTGTAAAGTGGTGCAAAATCCGTATCCAGCGTCGATCTGAGCAATTGCTCATAGCTGTCGATCACGAAATAGACCTGCTGATAATCATCGATGCGATAGCGCGTACGCAGCAGCCGCTCCAGTGAATAACCGATGCGGTTCGGCGAATCACTCTCCAGCGCAAAATGGCTCTCGCCAAAGCTCGATACGATGCCGGCGCCATAGATCCGCAGTTCGCCCGCCTCGCGCACCAGCCCGAATTCCACCGTGTACCAGTAAAGCCGGGCCAATTTGTCCAGCGCGCCCAGCCCCAGGCTGCGCAGGCCGCCCTCGCCATAGGCCTGCATGTAATCGGCAAACACCGGGTGGGCAAGCATCGGCACATGGCCGAACACATCGTGGAACACGTCCGGTTCTTCCAGATAATCAATCTGTTCCGGCCGGCGAATGAAATTGCCCGCGGGGAACACCCGATCGGCCAGCATCCGGAAGAACACATCATCCGGCACCAGCCCCGGCACCGCCACCACCCGCCAGCCGGTCAGCGCCTGCAACCGCTCTGAAAGCGCGCCAAACTCCGGGATGCCGCCCGCCGAAAGCTGCAACCGCTCCAGCCCATCGAGGAACGCCGCCGCCGCCCGTCCCGGCAGCATCTCCGCCTGCCGGGCATAAAGCTGATCCCACAGGGCATGTTCCTGAGCGGTGAAATGCCCCCAATCCTGCGGGATGATCCAGTTGCTCATTGGTCCAGCGCCTGCACCACATCGGCAGCAAAGCGCGGCATGGCAAAGCCGGCGCCGGCCGCATCAAAGCCGCGCCGGATCACGATCACGCCCTTCGTGGGCACGATCACCGCATATTGGCCGCGGTTGCCGTTCATCGCGTAAGTGCCCGCCGGCAGGCCCGGCTGGGCCCCCCAGCGCCAGAAACCGGCGCCATAGCCCGGGCCGCCAGTGTCCACATTCGCCGGCTGCGCGCCTGCCGCCTTTTCCACATAGGCCGGCCAATCGGGCGGCAGCAATTGCTCGCCGCCTGCGCGCCCGCCATTTTGGTAGAGCAGCGCCAGCCGCGCCAGATCGCGGGCCGTCATCCACACCTGCGAGGACAGGATGAAATCGCCCTGCCAGTCGGTTTCCGGCGTGGTGCGTGTCATCCCCGCCTTCCACAGCAGCTCGGTGAAGGGAAAGCCCAGCGCCGCCGGCCCCAGCTTCACCGAAAGCGCCCGCCCGGCCAGCATGATATCGTTGTTGCTGTAATTGAAATGCGTGCCAGGCGCGTGCTCCAGCGGCATCACCGCCGCCGTCTGCCGCACCAGCCCGCCGCCCAGATAGGCCTCGTCCGTCCGGTTGCCGGGCCCCGCCGTCCACAGGCCACTGTTCATGCGCAGCAATTGGTCCATGCTGATGGCACGGCGCGGATCGCCTTCTGCCTGCCACTCCGGCACGCCGGCCGGCTGCGCCACATCCACCAGCCCCAGCTGCACCGCCCGGCCCACCAGCGTGGCGGTCAGCGATTTGGCCACGCTCCAGGTGCGCTGCGGCGTGTGCATCGTCCAGCCCGGCCGATAGCGCTCGGCCACGATCTTGCC